GTATTCTCTGAAGGTATATCACTATTTGCCTCATTTGTTATGCTACTAAACTTCCAAAGATTCGGTAAGATGAAGGGGATGTGTAAAGTGGTAGAGTGGTCTATTCGTGACGAAACAATGCACGTTGATGGTATGACACAGATCTTTAGAGGATTCTGTGCAGAACATCCGAGAGTTGTTACTGATGACTTTAAACTACAGATATATACTATGCTTAGACAAGTTGTTGAACTAGAAGACGCATTTATCGATTTGGCATATGAGGGTAAAGAGGGTGTAGATGATTTAAGTATGGCAATGGCAGGTTTAAATAAAGAAGATGTGAAACTATATATACGACATATCGCAGATAGACGACTATTGCAACTCGGATTAAAACCTAACTTTGAAGTTAAAGATAATCCTTTACCGTGGTTAGATTGGGTACTTAATGCCCCTGATCATACGAACTTTTTTGAAAACAGGGTCACCGAATATGAAGTAGGTGGATTAAAAGGAAATTGGGGGGAAGTTTATGCATGATCCAGAGACAGAGTTTGACTTACATTGTCCGGACTGTAATATTGAGTATGGGGTATTGTACGCAGAAGTATATGAAGAGAATGATGTGATCCCATCATATTGTCCTTTCTGCTCAGGTAAAGTTGACATCGATGAAAATCGCATTGACGATATTGATGGAGATTATTAATGCGTCTGATGATTCGTGGATATATGAGGGGGTGGTGTATGTACCTCCTACTCCATTTAAAGCTACAATATTATATGGTTTTGTATACGAAATTGAAGATAGAGCATCAGGTAAAAAGTACATTGGCAAAAAGTTCTTTTGGTCGAGAAAAACTAAACAAGTAAAACTTAAGAAAAAGAAGTATCTCGGTGAGTCCGATTGGAGGACTTACTATGGATCATCTGAAAAGTTACTTGTTGAAGTGAATAAAGATAAGCATAGATTCAAACGAACTATTCTTAGACTATGTAAAAGTAAGTCTGAATGTGCATACTTTGAAGCAAAACTCCAATTTCAGCATGATGTCCTATTACGGGATGATTATTGGAATGATTGGATAATGGTTAAGGTGAGGGGTGCGCATCTAAATAAACTCAAAAAAGAACTTGACTTGGAATCGCAATTGTAATATAATACTAATATAGGTGAGTGAATGATGATAATTGATGTAACAATAGAAATACCAAGCCACGCAGATCCAGTGAAGTATGAAGTGGATGACAGTACAGGACAACTATATTTGGATCGGTTTCTGAATACTGCAATGTATTATCCATGTAATTATGGGTTCGTTTCAACTACATTAGCAGATGACGGGGATCCATTAGATGTACTTGTAATTTCACCGTATCCATTGTTATCTGGATGTATTGCTAGGTGTAAGGTACTGGGTGTTCTTAAAATGAAAGATGATGAAGGTATTGATAATAAAATATTGGTGGTACCCGATGATGTGATGTATAATGGGTATAAGGATTTAGTAGATGTATCTACTAGACTTCTTGACCAGATTCAGCATTTTTTCACTCATTATAAAGATTTGGATGTATCCAAATGGTCTGAGGTTCAGGGATGGGGTTCTGCTAAAGAAGCAGAGATCCTCATAGATGAATCTTATTTAAATTATGATAGTAAATAAAAGGTAAATATAAAATGATAGTAATTGATTATAATGGTATTGCGGTAGGTAATGTAATTTCTCAAAAATTAAACCTCCAAGAGGATTTAATTCGACATATGATTCTTAATACGATTCGTATGTATACCCTTAAGTTTAAGGAACAGTATGGAGATGAGGTTGTCATCGCACTTGAAGGTGGGTCGTGGAGAAAATCATACTTTCCACAATATAAAGCAAATCGTAAGAAAACTCGAGATACCGATACAATGGATTGGAACAAGTTGTACGAGATTATCAATAAAGTTACTGACGAAATCAAAGAAAACTTTCCATATAAAGTTATTAAAGTAGAGGGTGCAGAGGCTGATGACATCATCGGTACTCTATGTCTCGAGACCAAAGAGTTTGGTCAACATAAAGATATTATGATAGTCTCTGCGGATAAGGACTTTATTCAACTGCAACATGGAGCTCCAAACATCGCGCAGTATTCCCCTATGACTAAAAAGTTCCTTAAACCAGAGTCGTCTGACTTCCTATTCACACATATCTGTAAGGGGGATTCCTCTGATGGTGTTCCTAACATATTAAGTGGTGATAACTTTTTAGTTGCGGGAATCCGACAAAGACCGGTCACCAAAAAGAAGATTGCTATGTGGTTAGAAGATGCTAACTCTATGACCCATGAAGAGTCTCGAAATTGGATCCGCAATAAGAATATGATCGATCTACAATGTACCCCAGATGACATTAAAAAAGAAATACTAAGTAGGTATGAAAGTTCGGTACCTGCAAAACGATCTAAGATATTGAACTATCTTATTGCAAATAGATGTAAATTACTAATTGATTGTATACAAGATTTCTAAGGAGAATCCAATTGAAAACACACTTATATGAACTACTTGAAAAGGTAGGAACGACAAAAACCGCAAAACTAAAGAGTAAATATTTAATGGATAATGATTCATTAGGGATACGCGACTTTTTGAAAGGTTCCTTTGATGATTCTATTACGTTTAAATGGGTCACAGATAAAGGGGATATCCCGTATATCCCAAATAAGACTGACGACCCCGAGTCATTACTCGATAAAACTAAAGCATTCGCATTTCTTTATGATGGTGGTAAAGGTGTCACATTGACTGAGATGGCTAGAGAACAGATGTTGATTGATCTACTCCAGTCAATCCATCCGAAAGATGCAAAACTGGTTATTGATATGTTTAATAATAATGTTAAGGGGACGGTAAAAGGTCTAACTAAAAAACTATGTAATACCACATGGGAGGGTCTGGTATAATTCGATATATTGCAATAGTATATTATGATTCCTAACAACAACTCAACGGGTTTCACATATGTCAACACACTTAAGTACGCATCAACTACAACGGATTAAACAATATCATAAAGACGTAAAACACCAAGTCTTTAGATTGGAAAAGGAAGGAAATAATCAGTTGGCGTATAAGGTTAAATGTAAATATGATTATCTATCAAATCAAATAGAACAAATGGAGTATGATTAGTGCCAACTTATGAATATAAATGCACATTATGTGAGATAGAATTTGAGAAATTCTGTCCCATATCGATGAGGAATAAATCGGTGAATGAACCATGTCCTAATTGTGACCAAATAGGATGTATTCGCCAAAAAATAGGAACAAGCAATATAGTTAGTGGAACAGGTGATGTAGTATCACGGACAGATGGTGGATGGAATGAAGTACTATCCAAAATAAATGATGGATGCTCTAAGAAGGGCAATTCTATCTCTACAAAATAAGGAAATATGTAATATATGGCGAACTTAAAACTTAGATATGATGATTTAATAACACTTGATGCGTTAACCGATAAACAAGGTGAGGTAATAAAATACTGGAAAAAGGATAATCATCTGGTATTGTCTGGTTCGGCTGGAACTGGCAAAACGTTTATGGGACTTCATCTCGCACTATCTGCGGTTCTTGATAGATCTACACGATATGAAAAGGTAATTATAGTTCGGTCGATTGTCCCCACACGGGACATTGGGTTCTTGCCCGGCACCGAAGAAGAAAAGAAAGAAGTCTATGCACTACCCTATAAAGCATTATGTTCTGAAATGTTCAAAACCCATGATGCTTGGGATATCCTGCTCCATACGGATAAAGTAGAATTCATCTCAACTTCTTTTGTGCGGGGTCAGACCTTTAATGATGCTATTGTGATCATTGACGAATCACAGAACTGCTCATTTCATGAACTAGACTCAGTCATTACCCGTCTCGGTAAAGATTGTAAGTTCATAATGTGCGGAGACTACTATCAATCCGACCTACATAAAAAGTCTGAGAGAGAAGGTGTTAAGCAATTTATAGAGATCCTAGAAACATTGAATGGTTTCCGTGTTGTAGAATTCAATTGGTCTGATATCGTCAGATCCGATATCGTCAGAGATTATATTTGCTCTAAAGAACAATTAGGGTATTGACATTCATCTCAAATTAAGGTATAATGTATACATCAACATTGAAGGAGTAAATATAAAGTATGAAGAGATATAAACGTTTTAAACACCTTAATACCCCATTAGGCTATGATGACTTAAAGGTCACCTATAAAAACTCAACGCGTCTGTATGAATCCCCTGACGGGGATTCTTTATACCCGTCTGTAACCTCAGTGCTATCAATCCTATCTCGCGACTCTATCGCAAAATGGAGAAAACGAGTGGGGGAGGTAGAAGCAAATAAAATATCGTTTAAAGCATCTACCAGAGGTACCGCAGTACATGAAATTATTGAAAAATACATTGATAATGTACCTAACTATGCAGCTGCATTCCTACCTAATATAAGAGATAACTTTCTTGCGGTAAGACCACTCATTGATAAACACATAGATAATATATATTGTCAAGAGGGTGCGTTGTATTCAGATCATCTCGGTTTAGCAGGTAGAGTGGATTGTATTGCTGAATGGGATGGTGTCCTCTCGATAATCGATTTTAAAACATCAGCCAGACTAAAGAAACTTGAGTGGGTCACTTCATATTTTATACAGGAATCCGCATATGCAGTTATGTTTGAGGAACGTACTGGTATCCCTGTAACCCAACTAGTTACACTAATTGCTGTAGATAATGAAGAACCTCAAGTCTTTATTGAACACCGCGATAACTGGACATCTAAATTAATTGAAACAATAGGAATATATAATGAAACAACTAATACTTGATCTGATCAAAGAACAAGATAAATTAAATACTATCATCAATCCTGCATGGAAAAAAGAGAGAAGTATACAGGACTTTAAACGAGCATTAATTGTAGAATCTGGGGAACTATTAGAACATTCCGCATTCAAATGGTGGAAAGCACAGAAAGTTGATACTCCCCAAGCCAAAATGGAGATCATTGACCTTTGGTTCTTTTACCTATCATTAGTCATTATTTCCCCTACTACATTACCTCATCATGGCACAGATGAGGAAAAACTAGAGTATTTCGCATCAATGGTTGAGGAGCATTCAGGTCTATCTAACTCGGAGAGTCTTGAATGGTGTACCGCATCAGTACATAACTTAACAGTTAAGTTTGTAAATGAAGTGTCTAATTCAAATACTAAATTATTACATGGGATGTATACATTATCCGCACTAACTATTGCAGCCGGTATATCAATTGATGAACTCTATAAGGTCTATATTGGTAAACTAATCCTAAATATCTTTAGACAAGAAAATGGGTATTCCACTGGTACATATGTTAAAGAATGGAATGGTTTAGAAGATAATCAAGTACTCGCAGAAATCATGGAAGATATACATGATCCAAAATTAATCAAGGAGGCTCTTAAAGATGGATATGACAAAAGATACACTCGATAGTAAAAAACTGCTACCAATCAAACCATTATCATCATTATACGAATTCTATATCTCTGGTGAGATTGGACAACCAGATGAATATGTGGATTGGTTCGATATTATCCGGAATGTAGGTACACATGATCTTGTTAGAATATATATCAATTCAACAGGTGGTGACTTATTCACCTCTATTCAGTTCATGAGTGTTATTAAACAATGTCAAGGTACAATCACAATTGATGTAGAAGGTGCATGCATGTCCGCAGCTACAATGATTATGTTAGCATGTGACAACATCACTGTCTCGGATAACTCCATGTTTATGTTTCACAACTACTCTGGTGGGGTGATCGGTAAAGGTGGGGAAATGTATGATAATATTATGCATGAAAGAACTTGGTCAGAAGCATTACTTCGGGATGTCTATAAAGACTTCTTAGACGAAGCGGAAATCATACAAATGTTAGATAATAGAGATATTTGGATGGACTCCTCTGAAGTCACACGAAGATTGAATGATAAGTCGAATAAAGGTTGACAATACCATAAATAAAGGTTGACAATACAGATAGGATATAGTATAATACGTACATGAAATTGATTACTAGAAAGAACAAACTAACTTTAGTCTTCACATTATCTGTATCAGTTATAGCAATGTTGTCCTCAGGTTCAGCACTTTCCGAACCTGAGGTACCTTTGAATTATAGTGAGGCGGAAGAAGAATGCATGAATCTTGCAGTCTACGGTGAAGCAAGAGGTGAGTCTAAAATGGGGTGGTTGTTGGTAATGGAAGTTATTAATAATCGTAAGATGTCTAATAAATACCCAAATCATGTTTGTGACGTGATTAAACAGCACAAACAGTTCTCTTTTTGGCGAGGTGACTATAGATCTCCTAAGAATAAAAGAGTGTATAAGGATATACAAAAATTAACCAAAGTATATCTATCCGGTAAATGGGGATATGGTGTACACGGTTTAGCAAAAGGGTCTATGTGGTATCATGCGGATTATGTTCGTCCTAAATGGTCGAAGAATCTAGTCCAAGTGTGGTATGTTGACAGTCATATATTCTATAAACAACATTAACTAAAAAGAGGAATTACTTACCATGAAAAAGATCAGTGTATTATCAGTATTATTAGTACTTGGGGTTACGGGATGTTCTACATTATCATCAGTAAAAGTCGCGTCTTCGCACATTGTTGACAAGTATTGTGGAGCTCCGGAGAAAATTCGAAAAATTATACGAACGGAAGTAGGTAGTGTAGTTCATCCCAACGCAATTACTGTAGTCTGCTCTGCGGATAAATCAGAATGATTGATTCATTACACAAATTAGTTAATGAAACTAACTGGAGGAAGAGTAATATGAATATGTATAATATGATAGAAAACACTTCCGATTATTCTCTAAAGAACGCAGCCATATTCGCTGAAATGTCTGAAGACTGTTATCTAACACCTAATGACTTTAAACATATATGGGGTCAGGGTTATGTTATTGACTTCATTGAAGGTGCAGATCAAGGTGCAGAAGCGTATACTTTAACAGATAGAGATAATCTAATTATTGTATTTCGTGGTACTGAACCGAGCGAATGGTCTGATATTAAAGCAGACTGTAGGTTCTTTAAAACTGATGCAGAATATGCAGGACGCGTTCATAGAGGATTCAAAGGTTATCTTGACCGTA